CGACAGGCCAAGCTCAGCGGCGCTCAGACACGCCTTCAACAGCGAACCACGGTCGCAGTCCAGCAAGTCCATGTTGTCGGCGACAGCTGCCACCACAATGCCTTGGAACTTATCGACCGTCATCGTCTGCGGGAGAAGGCTGCGAAGATGCCCTTCGCGCATGGCCAGCTCCTGCTTGAACCGATCCATCGGCTTCACGGGAACCATCTCATTACTTTGCATTTTTCAATTCCTCTTCTAGATCATCAATCATTAATTCAATGGCACGCTCAACAACGGCTCGAAGCGTAGGCTTTAGCGGGTGCTTGGCTGCGACATCGCGCAGCCTTGCCAGCAGATCCCTATCGACCCTCATCATAACAATATCTTTCATCAGGTAATCCTTACTGTAGTGTAGCCAGAACGCTTGCCCGTCAGGGTGCCAACCATGTCAGCTGTGATTTCCTTGCCGGGATTATCAGCAACCACACTGATCGACATCTTATGTTCGCCGCACTTCACGGAAGCCTTGTCCTGCGATGTGTTCATAAGCTCCAGCTTCGCACGGGCCTTCATCAAGATCTCAGCCTTAGCCTCGTCGGCGCGGGCAGCTGCGTTCTTCTCGTCTTGCTTGGCCGTCTTATAGTCCAAGAAGAGCAGTGCGTCTGCGTCATCGAGGACGACATCGCTCTTAGGCAGCGTGCCCATGAGCTTCGTGATAGCGCCCACGTCGGTCGTGTAATCCGGCTCAGGCTCCTTGCCTTCAGCAATCGATTGCCAGAACGAGGTAATCTCATGCTTGATTGCGTCAATGATATTGTCGTTGCGTGGGATCTTCATGCGGCGCGGCTCGTCATCAATCAGGGCAACAAGCCATGCGTGATCCGAAGTCGTGCAGGCCAGCTGGTGCTGCACCTGAAGCAGATAATTCTCAGGCGCTTCGTCAATCTCTTCGCCATTGTAGTGCCAGCCATAGCCACGGGCGGACCACTTGATCTCGACAGGCGCTCCGCCGTTCGTGATGTAATCGAACGATGCACCCATGCCGGGGCAGTCATCGACCGTGTAATAGTCACTGACCTTACCAAGATCCATCGACCAACGGTGAGCAGCCCAGTTTGCAATGCCGCTCTCAAGGAACGTGCCAGCTTGCACAGCCTTGTTGCCAGAGATGTCCTCCGGCGGCAGCTTGCCAGCCTTCTCCATCCACAGCTGCCAGCGGCTCGAATAGGGCGACAGCCCAAACAACGCAGCAACATCGCTCCCGCCAATGTGTTGGGAACGCAACTCGTGCCAGTGCTTCTGGTCACGTACTTGTATGATAGCCATTTATTTTCTCCGGTTACTGGCCGTATACAGTCGGCCTACATTGTGTATACAGATGTCTACGGAGTTATGTCAAGTCCCTTGTAAACATCTTCAACAGATCGCGCCAACACGTATATTCCACCGCGTTTTTCCCATGCGCTCTGCCATGCTGCCTGCGCAAGCCGCTGCTTTCCCTTCTCGGTCTTTACCTCGATTGCGAAGGCTCGGCCCGGCGACATGACGCCAAGCAGGTCGGGTGTCCCCTCAGGCGCGGACTGGATGACACGGGCTCCGCCATCGAGCGGTCGGAATTTGCCCACGTTAATGCGGAACATCATGATGTCCTGCCTCTGGCCCAGAGCGAGGCGGATCTCCTGCTGGATTACGGATTCACTTTTCATTGCAGGGTTACTTCCTGTCCATCGTTGTCCAGCTGCTCAAGCACAGCCTCAGTCGCGGCCATCATGGCGGCGAAGCATTGCCGGTGATCGATCACATCGATCTTCCGATCTTCGTGCCACTGGTCGATTACATGCAGCATCTCAAATGTGAGCGCATGGATCAGCGACAGCGGCACAACTACCGAATGGAACTCTGTTTCGTTCCCATCGTCATCTTCCATATCGAAGCCCTCTCTTCTGCCGTCAGGCCGTTGGTTGTCTGAGCATCGCGCATACCCACCTTCTTGGCAAGGCGTGATGCCTCTTGCCCGCAGATAACATTGAATGCCCATTGCGTCGGGTTGTTGTAGCCGCGCTTGCGGGCCACGCTGGTGAGGACGCGGAACTTCTTCTGCATCATCCCCTCTATGGTTTCAGTTTCAGGATCACCCTCGCGGCGCGTAACAACCAGATCGCCATCCACATGCTTCACTTTTCTGGCCGTGATAGGATAGACATGGCCGCACATGGGGCATGTTGGTGTCGGCTTGTGAACCGCAAAGCAGGCCGTGCATGTCCGCACCGACACAACCTTCTCCCCGTTCTTGCCGCGATTCGCAACGAACCCATCAGCAAGGCTCCAATCCCGCTCATCGTCAATGAACCCATGCCTTGCGGTGTTGCCGGCATGATCAAGGATGATCGTCTTCTCCTTGTCAGGGTGCGGCCTGATTGCTCGACCGCATTGCTGCAGGAACAGGCCAAGGGATTTCGTCGGGCGCAGCAGGATCGCGACCTCAACGGACGGAAGATCGAAGCCCTCGCTCACCAGATCGCAGCTCGTCAGGATCTGAATCCGGTCTTCCTCGAAGGCTTTCAGAACAGCATCTCGCTCAGTATCATCCATGCCGCCATCGATGTGGCTGGCTGCGTAGCCTGCGCTGCGGAAGTCCTCGGCCACATCCTTGGCGTGCTTAACGCTCACGCAGAACGCGATTGCCTTCTTGCCCGGCGCGTATTTACCATAGTGCTTGACCGCGCTGCCAGTGATGATCGGCTTGTCCATCGCATCTTCGAGCTGCTTGGATGCGTAATCGCCCATGCGCGTGCCGACAGAGCCCAGATCAGGTGCGCTTGGTGCATAGACTACAGCGTGCGACAGGAAGCCCTGAGCGGTCAGCTCTGCGACTGTAGGGCCCATCACCATATCATCGAACATCTGGCCCATGCCTTTGCCGTCAAGGCGCTCAGGCGTAGCCGTAACGCCCAGCACACGGGCAGACGGGAAGCCAGCCACGACTTTGCCCCAGCTGCTGTCAGGGGTGAAGTGATGCGCCTCGTCGCCAATGATAAGGTCGAACGGCTTCATCATCTTCATGCGCCGCACCAGCGTGAACACGGATGCAACCACGACATTGGCAATAGGAATGCCCGGCGTCCCACCAGATAGGACAGCATGGCGCACGCCCACTTTCTTCAGCGCGCCACTGATCTGCTTGAGCAGCTCGCGCCTGTGAGCCACGATCAGGATGCGCTTGTTGTTCTTCGCCATGCCCGCCGCGATGTAGCTGAAGATCACCGTCTTGCCCGATCCCGTAGGGGAAACCAGCAGTGTTTTCTTGTGCCCATTGCGAAAGCTGTCGCGCACAGCCTGAACGGCTGACTCTTGGTAGTCTCTAAGCTGAACCATGTGTTTCCTTATGTGGCAGACTGCCTTCGCCCCGGCCTGCCAGCAGGGTTCCAAAGTGCCTTAACGACACGACCGAAGCTGATCCGTCACTCTGCCCGCCATACCTGCGTTGATGTCGCAATGTCGGTCGGCCAGCCAGTGTCCTCAGTGAAGCTACGCTCCTCGAACAGAACCATATTCGTCGGCCTAATCAGCAGACGATCACCCGTCGTTCGCATGAACATGAACTCCTTGCTCTGGTCAGGTGACGCGCTGAACCCATCGCTGTGCGGGCAGGCAGTGAACAGGCATGTCGCTCGGTCATCGCTGCCATCGTAACGCGCCTCTAGGTTTGCCAGATACTCGTAACGAATCACATCGAACTCAGTGCCGTAGCAGTCCCAGACCTGCGCTTGCGGCAGTGTCCAAGCTGGCTCAGGCGTAGCGCTGAACGCCAGTGCATGAGGCGGCACGTTGCGATAGACCGCGCCGCATTCCAGCATGAGGTGACAACCCCACGCCCGATCAGGCTCGGATCTCAGGGCGAACCAAACAGCAGGCTCGAAACCTTTGCCATCCCTGCGAATGAATGCGCTGTCCACGAAGACATACAGGTGGTGCGGTAGGTTTCTGCTGCTCATCTAACCCTCATGATGCGGATACTGTCCCCCTTGGCGGTGGTCGCGTAGTGCCGATCCGTCCGCTCGTTTTGATTGTGCGCAGCCCGGCGGATTCGTCTTTTATCAGCAGCCTCTGGTGCATCGAACGTGCGAATATCACCGACTTCCATCGAGCTTAAGTTATACTTTGAACTGCGGATGTCAAAATCTGATGTCATCTATTTCCCAATCGTAAATATCCCAGCCAAAGTTTTCGAACAGGAATTGGCGCAGGGTCATTTGCTTTGTTCCTCCGGCTCAAACACATAGCCAATCATGCTATGCAGTGGGCGCAGGATTGTTTTCTTGGTCGGGTCAATCTTGAACGTGTGCATCGGGTTGCCATCGGCTGCGCTCACCACCGTGAACGTGACAGTCTTGGGCTGGCGTAGGTCTTCGATCTGGTCAATGGCGCGGCATAGGGCTTCATCCATGATAAGTCCGCGCATGATACGGGGCGTAAGTTCGTCCTCACCCCTCTCGTGTTCAATCTCGTTCACCAGCGCCAGTGCCTTTTGTTCAATGTCGGTCATGCGCTTT